AAACCGTGCGCCACGTCTGCCCCCATTGCCTGGGCGCCATCACGCAGGCCGACTACCTGGCCCACTGGGTTGGCGCTTGGGTGTGTGAGAAGACCGGCATGCGCTACGGCGCAGATGCCACCTGGCGCACCGCTGATGGCCAGCCAACCAAGCCCCCGCGCCACGTCGCCGTGCACGTGTGGGCCGCCTACAGCCCCCAGCGCGAATGGGTCGACATCGCCCGCCAGGCCATCTCGTCGAAGCGAAAGTTTGAGATCGGGGACCACGGCCCCATGCAAGGCTTCGTCAACGAAACATTGGCCCAGACCTGGGAACTGGAAGGCGAACGTACCGAAGAGCACGCCTTGCAGCGCCGGGCCGAAGACTTCCCCCTTGGCACCGTTCCTGTCGGCGCGCTCAAACTCACCGCCGGCATTGACGTGCAAGGCAACCGATGGGAGATCAACGTCTGGGGCTGGGGAACCGGCCTTGAATCGTGGATCGTCGACGACCAGGTCTTTGAGGGCAATCCATCGGATGAGCGCGATTGGGACCAGCTTGCCATCTACCTGCGCCGCCGCTACCCCACCGCGTGGAACGGCTCCACCATGGGCATCGACGCCATCAGCATCGACTCGGGCCACCACACCCAGGCCGTGTACAACTTTGTGCGCCAGCAGCAGGCCACGCTGCGCATCCACGCCATCAAGGGCAGCAGCGAAGAAGGCCGCCCCATCAAGGGCACCGCCAGCCCCGTAGAGGTTACCTGGCGCGGCCAGCGCTGGCCCAACGGCCTCAAGCTCTGGGTCATCGGCGTCGACTCAGCCAAAGACCTGCTGCACGGCCAGCTTGCGATTGACCGACCGGGCCCCGGCTACGTCCACTTCAGCCGCGATCTGCCGCGCGAATGGTACGAACAGCTCACCGCCGAGCAGCGCATCCCCACCCGCGTGCAAGGCACCGAGTCCATGCGATGGGTCAAGCGTCGCCCTCGCAATGAAAAGCTCGACTGTCGCAACTACGCGCTGCACGCAGCCTACATGCTGGGCCTGCACACCATGTCAGACGCCGCCTGGGCGCGGCTGCAGGCCGTCGTACAGCCGCCGCCCGACCTTTTCACACCCGCGCCCATCGTCGTGCCAGCCGCGGCGCCCGCCGCCCTTGGCGCCACGGCGCCGCCCCCAGCGGTGCCTCGCCCTGTCAACCAACCCCAAGCGCAGGCCACCGGCCGTGCCTGGTAGCCGCCATGCCATCACGCAAAGCACCGCCCACCGCGCCTGCGCACCCAGGCCACCAGCTCAGCGATCGGTTCGCAGACCCCGACCTGGTCGACCGCATCTTCGACTACATGCTCCAGCTGCTGCCCGAACTGGCGGCCCGCGCGCCCGAGATCAAAGGCGCCATCCGCGACGAATTCGGCGGCGCCGAATCCTACGTGCGCACCGGCTTGGCCGAACTGCGCAGCCAGCGCACCGCCACCCTGGCCACAGAAGTCCTCTCCCACTTCAACGGCCGCAACGCCAGCGAAGTGGCGCGCCGGCTCAACATCAGCCGCGCCACCGTCTACCGCCTGCTCAAGCAACCCGGCCGGCGCTGAAATCGTCTCACGCGTCCCCTTACCTGTGAGACAGCCGCGCCCCTAGTCTGCGCCGGTGGCCGTCACTCAAGCAGACCTTGACAACCTGAACGCCGCAATCCTGGGTGCCGAACTTGAAGTCGAGTACCAGGGGCGCCGCGTGCGCTACCGCTCCGTGGCCGAGCTGCGCAGCGCGTATGAACACGCCAAGTCCGAAATGGCCACGCAAAGCGCCAGCCAACGCAAGGGCGGCAGCTTCAGCTACCACTTCACCACCCAGCGGGGCGACTGATGGCCGATGCGCAGCGCACGCTGCTTGACCGCCTGGTCGGCTGGTTCAGTCCCGCCGCTGGCCTGTCCCGCTTCTACGACCGCCTGCGCCTGCAGCGCGCGTATGAAGCCGCCAGCCCCCGCGACCGCTGGAAGCCCCGCCGAGCTGGCGCCAGCGCCAACGCCGACCACCAGGCCGACGCCAGCCTCATCCGCACCAAGGCCCGCGCCTTGGTGCAGAACGTGCCTTACGTGTCTGCGGGCCTCGAAGCCCTGGTCTCCAACACCATCGGCACCGGCATCACCACCTACAGCACCGCTGCCACAGCCGAACGCATCAACGCAGCCTGGGCCGAATGGGGCAAAGTCTGCGATGCCGACGGGCGCCTGGACTGGTACGGCATCCAGGCCGCCGCCTACCGCGCCATGGAACAGGACGGCGAAGTCCTCATCCGTCTACGCCCCCGCCTGGCCACCGACGAGCTACCCGTCCCCCTGCAACTGCAACTGCTTGAAATCGACTGGCTCGACACCAGCCGCCAGAACGGCGCCGCCGGGTCCAACCAGATCATCAACGGCATCGAATACGACGTTCTTGGCCGCATCGTCGGCTACTGGCTCTGGGACCAGCACCCCGGCGACACCAGCATCCTGCCCGGACGCCTGCGCACGCAAAGCAAGCGCGTTCCCGCCGACAGCATCGTCCACCTCTTCAATCCCGACCGGCCCGGCCAGGGCCGCGGGTTCAGCCGCTTGGCGCCCGTCATCGCCCGCGTGCGTGACCTTCAGCTCTACGAAGACGCCGAACTGGCCCGCAAGAACCTGGAATCGCGCCTGTCCGTGCTGGCCAGTGGCGACGTGGCCAGCATGGCCAACCCGTCCCAGTACGGCGCCCAGCCCGACACCGACAAGGCCGGACAGACTGGCGATCTGGGCCCGCTGGCCAGCGGCGGCATCACCATGCTGCCGCCAGGCCTCAACGTCACCACCGTGGCGCCCAACCCGGCACCTGGGTATACCGAATACGTCAAGCAGCAACTGCACATCATCGCCGTGGGCATGGGCGTTACCTACGAAATGCTCACCGGCGACATGCGAGAAGTCAACTTCTCCAGCAGCCGCGTGCGCCAGGCCGACTTCCGCCGCCAGGTCGAGTCGCGCCAGTGGCTGTGCCTGGTGCCGCGCCTCATCCTGCCCGTGTGGCGCTCCTTCATCAATGCAGGTGTCCTCAGCGGCAAGTGGCGCCGCGCCGACTACGCATGCGACCACAGCATGCCCAAGTGGGACTACGTCAACCCACAGCAAGACGCCAACAGCGAGCTGACCCTGATCGGCACAGGCCTGCTCACCATCAGCGAAAGCCTGCGCCGCCGCGGCTACAAGCCCGAGGCCGTCTTTGCTGAGCTCAAGTCCGACTTCGACAAGCTCGAAGAGCTGGGCGTCTTGAAAGTGCTGCTCGCCCTGCAAGGCAAGAAAGACCCCAACGCCGAACAAGCCGGCGTGGCCCAAGACCAGCAGTCCGCTCGCATGCTGGACGCCATGCAATCCATGCGGGCTGACCTGCTGCAGGCCGTTTCTCAGTCCGCCGCAACGCGCCAGGCCGCGCCCGCCGTCGACTTTGGCGACGCCGTCATCAACGTCACGCGCACCGAAACCATCCGCGCGCCCGACGTCCACGTCCACGTGCCGCAGCAGCCGGCGCCTGACGTCACCGTCACCGTGCAAGAGCGCGAGCAACAGCCGCCGCAAGTCACCGTGCCCGTCACCGTGCAGCCGGCCGACGTCAACGTCAACGTGCGCGCTGTCGTGCCGCCGCGCCGCACCGAAACCACCATAGAAACCAACGAGCGCGGCGACGTCGTGCGTACCGTCAGCGTGGAAAAGGAAGCCTGACGTGGCCGACAACATCCTCACCAAGGACCGCGCCGACGCCAACCTCGACATTGCGGCCAAAGAACTGGCCGGCGTCAAGTACCCGCGCAACATCCTGGTCGACCCCGACGGCAACGATCTGGTGCCAGCCAGCCAAGCCACCGCCGCCGCGCTCAACGTCATTGCAGCGGCCATCCAGTCTGCCGTCGACCAGATCAACACCAAGACAGCCACCCAGGCCACCCTGGCGGCCCTGGCTGCTGCAGTCAAGGCCGAAGACAGCGCCAGCGCCGATGGCGACAGCGGCATCGTGCTGCTGGCGCAGCGCCGCGACACCGACGCCACCGCCGTCAGCACCGACGGCGACTATGGCACTCTCAAGATGGACGAAGAGGGCCGGCTCAAGGTCTCGTCCAAGCCCGCCAGCTACGCAGACATCACCGGCGACATCACCGCCGTTCAGGCCACCATCGGCACGCCGGTGGCCGGCGGCACCGTGTCGGGCGACGTCAGCCGGGCCAGCAACGTCATGGTCTTTTGCACCGGCACGTTCGCCGGCGTCAACTGCACCTTCGAAGGTTCGCTCGAGGCCACCGGCGACAGCAACTGGTTCTCCGTGCAGGCCATCCGGTCCAACGCCAACGCCATCGAACTGACCACCGGCGCCCTCAGCGCCCAGCCCGCGTATGCGTGGGAGTTGTCCGTCAACGCCCTGGCGCGCTTTCGCGTGCGCTGCACCGCCCGCACCATCGGCATCCAGTCCTGGCGCT